ACCAGGTCAACTGGTGACTGAACCACCTCACCATATGACAATTTGGAAATGTCAACGATCCAGTCTGCGCCAACATCGGTGCGAATATCAGCGTTGACGCACTCAGTGCGCCGGTCCCGGCCACTACCCAGGTTGAGGGTCAAACCATTGCTTGGCATATTCGGGTCTGTTCTTTCTGATCCAGGGCATGGCCTGCTGAATCAATTTATTGCCATTAAGGCCAATTGTCTGGCTGCCAACGTGGTGGACATAGGACCGTGACAGGTAATGCTGAAACCCAGCGGCCAGCAAATCGGTGCAATGCACGTCATCAGAGTACCAATTCAGCGGGGGAAATTTCGCCACCTCCCAGGCCTCACGCGAGATCCAGGCAAAGATGGGAGAGGGGCACTCCATGGGCATGATGTGCTCTTCCCATGGGTGCTTGAAGTAGTACAGCTCCTCGCCAAACGGGTTGGACCTGATGTTCTGCGTAGCCCTGGACGCATCACACCTGGCAGCCACCCAGCCCAGCTTGGGCACCTGCTTTTTCAGCAGCATCACGTCATCCACCAGCACCTGGTAGCTTGTGGGGGTCAGGACAATGTCATCATTTGCCACAACGACAGAGTCAAACCCGTCAGCAAAGACTCGGTCGATCACCTCGTTGTAGCACTCGCCAAACGTGGATGGTTGGCCGTAGATCTGGTGATCGGCATCATGGGCGCCAATGACTGACTCAGGGCCGCGCAAATAGATGGGCACTGTGCTTGCATATTCCCTGACACTCGTCATCATCATCCGCAAGCACTTGCCCTTGACGGTGGCAACAGCGATGGGTGCGATCAATCCTTGGCCCCGACATTGATCGTAATCAGCGAACCCATGCCGGCAGACCCGGCATCATTGCCGCTGTACTCGCCCTCTTCGCCCATGTCTTCGTCTTCGCCTTCATCTTCACCCTCTTCGCTGCCAGCGACCCAGGCGTCACAAGTACGGCTGGCTGCGCACTTGAAGTCAAAGATCTCACAGAACCCAAGGTCACCAGCCTTAATCAAGGCCCAGGGGTCACCCTCATCACCAATACCCTTGGCGATGCACTTGAGCATCGATTTCTCTTGGTTGAATGCGGAGCAGTTACCGCAAAGAGCTGTCTTCGCGTCCTTCTCGCTCACTTCCCAGTCTTTGGCCTTTTGCATCCAAAACTGCTTATTGGGCAGTGCCGGGTTCTCTGGGCCGTAGGCGGCAGAGTCAATGGCCTTGCCACGGTTCTTCAAGTTCACCGTGATGTCTTGAGTGGCCGTGGGGCACTTGGCGCCATTGGCCTTCATCATCTGCTCGGCTGCGCGTTCATAGTCTTTTGTTGCCATAGTCGTTCACCATTTCACTTTGTTTGCCCAGTAGGCCGCGCTCATCTTGCCCTTGGCAATGTTTTGCGCGTGCCTGGCCTTGAAGGCCTCATTCCTCTTGGACCCGTCAGGGGAACCAGAAACACCCTGCTGCCCAAACCTGATGAGCTTGACCTCGTTCCCAGACTTCGCCAGCACCGCATGACTCTTGGTCTTGTGACCCGGCGTGCGCTTTGGCGTGTTGTAGCCTGAGAACGTCTCAGATCCGCGCTTGATCATTTCTTCTTGGCCGCTTTGGCCGTCTTGGCTGACTGCTTAAAAGCCTTGGCCGTGGGGGCGCCAGGCGAGCCGGGTTTCCTCATCTTCTCTTTGGAGCCAGCCGCGATGCGTGCCTGCTTGGCATTGATGTTGGCGTACAAGCCGGGCTTCATTTCATGCCCCGAGTCTTCATGTTGGTGGCAGTGCGTGAGCCGCGCATAGGCATCTTGGCCTCGGACATGGCAATCGCAATGGCTTGCTTGGGGTTCTTCACAACCTTGCCGCCCTTGCCAGAGTGCAGGGTCCCAGCCTTGTACTCACCCATCACCTTGCCAACCTTCTTTTGCGCTTTGGTCATCTTCACAGTCATTACTCCTTGAAAATAGGTTGTTGGTGGCCCAATCGCTAGCAGGGTGCTTCCCTCTAACAGGAGCTATGGCAGGTTATATCAGTCGCAAGAGCCTCATAAAGCGACATAGCCAATGCGTCCATTGGCGTTACCCCTTTCACCAACACGGCTGGGGACTGTTCCGTCTTTCGTGATTCCTAGGACACTCAGACGTTGTTGCAGCTCGGCACAATCCCCATGCGTGTTAATGCTTTCCCCCAATTATGCAACCCTTGGCAGGTTCCGGCGCAAAGGCTGCGACCACTTGGATGACGCAGCCGAACCATACATTCCCACAACAGCGTCAGACGCAAACGTCAAACAAAACGCATCTGCCCGGTCAGGGGACGGCAGGCCGCGCTTCCTGATCTCATCTTTCCCCTCAATCTGGATCTTCCCGCTGGACGTGAATGAATACCTCACTGTCGCCAGTTCCGCGATCAACGCCTCATCTTTGGGCATCCGACAGTCACGCGCCTCCAGCCAGGCCTTGGCCTTGTGCCACAACTCAGCCTTAAGGTTCCTGTAAGTATTGCCCATGGCTGGACTCTCGGCCACGTTGATCCCGCGAGCTGGCAAACCCAGTTCCCTTAAGCGGTCCACAACCCCGGCGCCCAAACCAATCGAGTCAACAAGGATCTCTGCCGGTCTGGCGCTTGGCATCAAGACTTCCCACTCAGCGACAACGGCACCCGTGAGCTGCATCAGGTCCAAATTCTTCCACGTCCTGATCGGTTCAGTGACGGCATTCCCCTGTCTCTTGCACAGGGCTGACTTGTCAGAACCAAACCGGGCAACGTCCAAGCCCCACACCATCCTGGCGTGCTGACTCGCCTCAACGTCACGGTTGGAGGCCATCTCCAGCAACTCCATGGGGATCACCGTGTCATCGTCACTTCTCGGGAATTCACCCAATACCCTGATGCGGTAGGCGTTGGACTCTTCCCCGTACCTGGCCTTCATCTCCTCAATGTAGGCCTCACTCACCTGAGGTGAGTCAGCGCACGCTACCTTCATAGTCACCCAGTCATCAGCCAAACGGTTGTGGGTGTCGTAGAAAAAACCACTGGACCTCACAGGGTTGCCCAGCAGCAAGGTCACGGCATTGTGTCCCGACATGGAGCCACCCGCGGCCTCGAATACCTGTTCGGGTATACCCGATGCCTCGTCCCCAACCAGCATCACGTTGTCGCTGTGCACGCCTTGGAGGGCCTCGGGCTGCTCGGCCCTTGATGTCCTGGCTGAGATAAAGGCCTCGGTTGCGGCATCCTTGACCTCGATGCGGTCCTGCTTGACCTCGAGCTGATCCTGTAAGAGTTGCGGCATGGCCTTGATCCAGCGCTTGAGTTCCGCAAATAAGGCGTCATACAACTGGCTGCTGGTGGGGGCCGTAACCACAATCTTGACGGGGAACCGTAAGTGCAAATACCAAAGCATGGCCCAGGCACCAGCAGTTGATTTACCAACCCCGTGGCCGGACCTGACAGAGATGCGGCGGTTGCCCTTGGCAATGTGCATCAAGAATTGAGCTTGCCACGGGTCAGGCGTGACGCCCAGCACTTCTTGCACGAACCTTACAGGGTTGTTCTTGTAGAGTCTTACGAATTCGACAAACGGGTTCTGGGTGGGGTCGAGCGTTGTCTCAACTTTTTTTATTTTTTTTGGGACAGTTGGGGTCACGGGGTCGGGGGTAGGGGGGTGGGTCATGGTCGGTGTTTCTCAGGGTGCTGCATCAGCCTGCCCCCGCCGCGAGCGCGAAGGGGGGGTCGGCGCGGCCACGCAGGCCAGGACCGGCACCGGCGGCGCTGCAGCGCCGGCGCGGCCAGCAGCCTGTGCGCAACTTGCACGCGCCTGTTGATTGCTGGTTAGTGACTGCTTGCGCTCAATGCCGCATGGTTGCTGGAATCGGCTGATCGTTACCAAAAGCCTAATCGTTACATTGTCCATTATGTTAAGTTATTCCATGCCTGCGCCAGTGCTTATGCACAGAAATGGCAGTTATCCACAGGCAATCCCATCTGACCTGTGGATAAGTAGTCACTTATTTGCCCTCGCCTGTGGATAACTCGGCCTCGATGACCTCTGCGTGGCGCAGCGCGTCCATTCGCATTGAGCCGATGTTGATGTTCAACTGGTTGGCCTTCTGTAGGCCATAAGTCTTCTGATCCCATCGCTCGGCCAGCCACTGGCGCGTGCGGATGCGCACTGTCGGCTTGGTTGGATTCGCATCGTCCATGCCGTCTGCGATGCTGAGAGTCTCACATGCCATTAAATCAGCAGCACGCGCACGCGCGCGCGTAATCATAGCACCATGGTCGTTTTCATCAATCCAATCATCCAGAGCGCGTTTGCTGATGCCCAGGTTGATGCAGATCTCTGCAATGGATTTCCCGGCCTCAACCATCGAAAAAATCAGCTCTGACGGCATTTCATTGAGAAATGCAACGTCCCGCTTGCGTTTAGGCGTTCCAGGCACGTTTTCAGCCCTTTCCAGCGACTTTTAATCGCTCAAGTACCCAAGCCCAGCATCTGGCACAAAGTGCCTTAAATCGCTCGATTTTGTCCATGCTTAAATTTCTCCGCAGTTTTGCTGTCAAACATTTTAGGTT